GGTAGATGCTATACAGGTATAGTTGAAGAAGTACTTACAGATTTGGAATTACTAGCTTCCATGAATCAAGAGAAAAAAATCGTTGTAGTCAAATCTACAATCCCACCAGGCACAACTGATAATTGGAATAAAGAATATAAATGGATTGACATAGTATTCAGTCCTGAATTTTTAACTGAAGCTAATGCTGTTAGTGATTTCAATAATCAATCTCGTATCATATTAGGTGGACCTAGACCAGCTAGTACTAAATTAAAACCTATATTTGCTAAAGTATTTCCAAAAGCACATATAATTAAAACTAATTCAACATATGCTGAAATGGTTAAATATGTTACTAATGCATTTTTAGCTACTAAAGTATCATTTGCAAATGAAATGTATGAAATATGTGAAGGTTTAGATATTGATTATGATAAAATAATTGAATATGCCCAACATGATGATAGATTAGGTAAATCACATTGGTCAGTACCAGGTCCAGATGGCAATTTTGGTTATGGTGGACATTGTTTCCCTAAAGATGTTAAGGCATTAATAGAAGTAGCTAAAGATTTAAATGTTAAACCTATAATGTTAAAGGCAACTGACGCCAAAAACTTCAATACTCGAATTGATAAAGATTGGGAATCAATGAAAGGTAGAGCAGTTATCTAAAGACTCCCGCATAAAAATTAGGTTACTCCAAATAGGGGTCGTATATTTACCAGGAACTTAAAAAAATAATATATGACTAAAGAAATAGATGGGATGATTTATGACAGTGAAATTGATAAATGGGTAACTGTCGAAGAATACAACAAAGAATACGATAAAATCGAATGCTCAGCCGACCAAGATTGGGAATGGCATTATGCAAGTGAGTAAAGATTCCCGCGGAAAAATTTGGTTACCCGAGAGAGGGTTCGTATATTTACAGAGTAAATAAAAAAATAATAAAGGTTATGTCAAACACAGTAAAATTAAGTAAAAATAAAAGAAAACAAGTAGGAAGTATCAAAAGTCCATTAAGATGGAAGCCTACAACAATGAAAATGAATGATTTCAAATTCAATCCTGAATTATTCGTTCCAATGAAGACAAATAAAAAAGTAGATAATATTCTATCTAGTGAAGGTGGATTAATGAAAGGTACTAATGTTGCTTTCGTTGGTGATCCTGGAGTTGGTAAAACTACTGTTTTATTAGATATATTAGCTGATCTTCAAAATAATGGTCAAAAGACATTATTCATATCTGGTGAAATGACACAGATTGATATGGTAGGAATGGTAAAAAGATTCCCAAAATTTGGTAATTTACCAATTTTATTTATGGGTGATTGGATTGAAAAAGATCCATTAATAATTCTTACTTCTATACTATCAGAAGGTTGGGATGCAGTTTTAGTAGATTCATTTGCTGAATTAGCAGTTGCTGTAGTAGATTTTCATGGTGGTACTATGAAAAATGCTGAAACTAAATTATTAAATTTGTTTGAAAAACATAATAAAGCTGAGAATATTTCAAAAAGAAATACTTGTTTTATGATTATTCAACAGGTTACTAAAGGTGGAGAATTTGCTGGTAGTAATAGATTTAAACATATGATTACTGCAATGGCTCATATGAAATTTACCCCTGAAGGTAGTAGATGTATTTGGTTTAGTAAAAACCGAAGAGGTGGGGAAATGAATAAACAACACTTTAGTTTAGATCAATCAAAACATGTTGGATGGTTATTTACTGAACCAATGAACATGGGAATTTAATAAAATGAATATGACAAAATTAAATCAATTTATAGAGGATATGCGTGCTACAAGTAGTAGTACGCAAAAAGTAGAAATAATCAAAAATGCGGATCCATTTATTCATAAAATATTAGAATATACTTATAACCCATTTAAACAATACTATGTTACAAGTAAAACATGTAAGAAAAATAGTAATTTAATTAATGAAAGGTTTAGTACTGGATATAAAGATGTTTTTCATTTATTAGATGACTTAACTAATAGAGTAATTACAGGACATGATGCTATAGCATTAGTAAATGGTTGTGCTAATAAGTTTAAAGATAATGAATTAATATATAAAATTATTGATAAAAACTTAGACATTAGAGCTGGAGATAAAGTAATTAATAAAGCAGTTCCTAACCTAATACCAACTTTTTCAGTTGCATTAGCTAAAGAATATGAAGGTAAATGTGATTGGGATGATGCTTGGTATGCTTCTAGAAAACTAGATGGTGTTAGATGTTTAGCTGTTGTTGATGAAAATGGTGAATGTAAACTTTATTCTAGAATGGGTAAAGAATTAACTACATTAAATAAAGTAAAAGAAGCTATTGAAAAAACAGGTATTATTAATTATGTTTTTGATGGTGAAATTTGTTTAATGGATGCAAATGGTAATGAAGATTTTCAAGGAGTAATGAAACAACTTAGACGTAAAGATCATCAAATTGAAAATCCAATATTCATGATTTTTGATATGATTCATAAACCAGAATTTGATAATAAAAAAGGTGATACTTTACTATCTGAAAGATTACTTATATTAAGATCTTGGCAAGGTGGTAGACGAGCGAATGGTAAAATATTACGTTATGTAGATCAATTTACAATTACAGATGATGAACATTTTGATACTTGGAATAAACTATCAGCTGAGAAAGGCTGGGAAGGATTTATGCTACGTAAAGAAACGGGTTATGAAGGTAAACGTAGTAAAAATTTACTTAAAGTAAAAAAATTCTTTGATGCCGAATATGAAGTAATTGATTATGATACTGATACAGCTGAGGTAGTTAGAGATGGTAGATCAGAAACTATTGAAATGTTATCTCAAGTATGGATTGAACATAAAGGCCATAAAGTAAAAGTTGGTAGTGGTTGGACTCATGATCAAAGATTACAATATATGGATGGTTCAATTGTAGGTAAAATCATTACAGTTCAATATTTTGAAGAAACAAAAAATGATAAAGGTGGGATTAGTTTAAGATTCCCAACAGTAAAAATAGTTCACGGTAATAAAAGAGAAGTATAAGTTATGAATAGATTAGTAAAAAGAAAATTAAAAAGAGATTTTGAGAAATATATAGACCAATTCTCAGGTAATGAATTAGCAACATTTGTAGGTGCAATTGCACAAGCAAAATTCTGTAGTTACTTTGAGCAGATAACTCAAATTGATGAGAATGGTTATGATGCTATAGTAAGAAAAGATTTTATCATTACTTTAGCTAGTAAAAAAATTAAATTAAGAAAAGGTGATAAAGTAGAAATTAAATGTAAAGCTGATGATTTTGTAAATAGTAATGTATTAGCTTATGATCATTCTAAAAAAGAAAATAAATATGATTGGTTGCTGATTTACCTATGGGATGGAATCGATGATGATAGAGCAGCATTAATATCACATAATGAATTTGAAAATGAAATAATTAACGTCAAAGGGGCCGGTTTGAGTATCAACTTAAACCCAGGAATTAGACATAACCATTCAGATCCTGTTTACACCCCTTTGACTAAGTTATTTTTTGGAAACGAAATTGTAAATTTAAACTTATTAGAGAACAGATAAAATTATATATTTATGCTACAGACTATTAAAAGACCAACTATGAAATTAAAAATGATACCTTGCTCATCATGTGGTGAGCCAATGCCTGAGTTAAGATTCACTCAGTACGGTTATGATTATTGCATTAAATGCTCTGAAGCCGGTAAAGGTCAAGGTAAAAAACACGGAATCCCAGTTATGATGGGAGAAGGTGATCATACTTGGATTGAAACCGTTATAATGGATGATGACCAATTTGCTCAATATCAGAGAAATGAGAAAGCCCTTAAGAATATGGATAAATCAGGTAAAGCAGAAATGCAAGACATGGATGATGATAAAAATTTAATGGGGCCAGTTTCTATTAAATCACCAAATGGCAAATAAGAAAAAATTCCTCAGTAAACAACAAATAGTAGCAGCCCAAGGCGTAACCAAATCTAATATGGCT